ACACGACCAGTACCAGCCATATCCGCAGGATTAAAGGCAGCGGCTGGAGTACCAGTCGTTACACCTGTCAACAAAGGCAACGCCTCGTAATGACAGATCGTTTCAGCATTCACCATCGTTGTTGAAGCAATTCCTGCTTCAACTGCAACGACGATGTAACACCACTCGTTTGGAATCTCGACAGTACCAGCTGGGTTACCACCAGTTGCGATATCAGTTGATGATAATGTGGAGGTATACCGCTGTGAAGTATTATCGAGGAACTTGTTGACGACGATAATTGGATGTTGAGTGAGACTTGAAATGGTATAACGGTTATACCAGAGACAACCGACCATCTCAGAAAGACTGGCAGGAAGGTTCCACGTTGTTTTATTGAATGTGTTCATAGGGTAAACGGCTACATGTAGGAATCCAGTTGCATTCAACGCCGCAATCGGCGAAGACACTCGGAGACCGTGTGCAACAGGACGCGTACTATGGTAATTACTTTGGATAGAAGCCTGCTTCGAACTAACAGTTCGACCAGCATAATTAGCATCCCATGTCCACGTATTACCAGCCGCAGGCGTAGCTGTAATAAGAGCAGCGCCCATAGATGGCGCGAAAGCCCATGCATGACCGTAAGTTGTAGCAGAGGAAGAGGTTGTCAGACCAAAATTATCCAATGTCAAAACGCCGACGCCAGGGGCGGTGTTAGCATCAGGGATTTTTACTCCTTCAACCTCCGAAGCGAACGGGTTGATTTGAGAAAGAGCATATTTGCTCAACGTGGGCTTCGCCTGAGATACGTTATTAGTCGTACGACGGCGGCTGCTATAAGGCCGAGCCCGACGAGAACTGGGGCGGCTATAAGCTCGGCGATTAGGATAAGACCGGCGAGTATAAGGTCGACGATACGATCGACGCCTAGTAGAGTATCCGGATCGACGAAAAAAAGCCATGTGTGCACTATCTTGCAAATTGAAGAATGAATGAATTTTCAACCCAACAAAAACAAAAAGAAAAAAAACAAAAAATTGAAAATTTCAACTTCAAGTAGGGTTAGGAGAGAACGCACGCACTTGAAGTACATACTTGAAGTAGGGTTAGGAGAGAACGCACGCACTTGAAGTACGTACTTGAAGATTGGCGGGCCAATCAGAATGGATAATTTTAATACCCAGGAGCCAATCAAATCATCCAGACACACTTGAGGCCTGATGGTCCACTACGTGACTTGAAGTTTGTATGTTTTGGTCGGCGTCCTAGGTAGGGGGTAATACTATAGCCACAGTTAAGCTGCGCTTTGCCTGTGGGCTGCCCCCTACCTAGGACACCTCATTCTTCAATTTGCCAACAAATGACCAAGGGTCGCGCTTTCTGCTTTACGCTCAACAACTACACCAAAGAAGAAGAAGAACATGTACAACAGGTCGGAAAAGACGCCGTTTACCTCATCTATGGAAGAGAAATCGGAGAAGGCGGTACTCCTCATCTACAAGGTTACATCCACTTCCAGAACGGGAGATCCTTCGACGCCGTCAAACGATTATTACCGCGTGCACATGTCGAAAAACGTCGAGGGACTATCGATCAAGCGGTCGACTACTGTTCCAAAGATCAAGATATCTTTACGTCGGGAACAAAGCCGAAATCCAACAAGGAAAAAGGCGCCATTGGAAAAGAAGCCATTACGAAAATCATCAACGCAGCAGAAAGCGGAGACCTGGAATGGATTCGATCAAACCATCCCCGATGGTTCCTCACTCACCACGCACGACTCACCAGTCTGCGAGTTCGACAACCACGAATATTGGACGGAGATCTTACAAACGAGTGGTGGGTTGGGGCTACTGGCTCAGGCAAGTCTCGTACACTCTGGGAGCGATACCCTGTCCACTACCACAAGCAACTCAACAAGTGGTGGGATGGATACAACGACGAAGAAGTCGTCGCTATTGAAGAATGGTGCCCAAAAAACGAGTGTACTGGGAGTCAACTCAAAATTTGGGCGGATCGGTACCCATTCTCAGCTCAAATCAAAGGAGGAACACTTACAAGAATCCGACCTGTCAAGATCATCATTTTGTCTAACTACGAACTCCGCGAATGCTTCCCGTCGGATGCCGACTTTTTGCCGCTTCAGCGGAGATTCAGAGTAGTAAGGTTTGCCAGTCTTTAGCCTAGGCTAAGCCGCGCCCGCTCGCAAGCTCGCTATAGCGCTCCCTAGTCGCAACCTCCGCTTCGCTGCGGTGCTCCGGATTAGATATATCCTAGTTGAATGCGGGACTTCAGTGAGGCGCTTTATGTTCAGGCGCTTTATATTTCATTAATATATAGGGTTGAAGTTGAAGTGCAATGTTGAAGTACAAGGAATCATCTGATCCATAGAAACTTCTATGGAAGACGTTGGACTCTGGAGCGGCTCATTATTCAATTTGCCGTCTCAAGTCCAAGTCAAGCATGGATCCAGCGAACTCCACCAACGAAGTGCAGTTTCTCATGATTCTTCACCTACAAGCCCAGCTAGAAGCAGCGCTAGCCGAGTTGGAACACAAGGACTTACGCATTGAAACGCTTCGAGCCACGGCGATTACTACGGCAGAATGGTACGAAGGACAACTGAACGAACGCAACGCATTGATTCGTCATATGCAAGACGACTCTCTCGTACAACAAGAAACCATTCTAGCTCTGCGAATGGATAACGACTACATGCAAGGGTGGGTGAACGAACTAATCAACGATCAAACCAATAGCCTACTTAGCACAGAACATCTATAATACATTTTTTTTTGCAAAAACTTACCGAGTTTGAGACATGAGGATTGTTTGACGAATTATTCGTCACCCATCTATACATGTACATATCATACGCAGGCAGAATGGTTTCTTCTGTACGAAGAACGCATGCACTGCGAACATGGTAGCGTAATTCACGCCTCCGACATTAGCCTTGTAATGCCATACTCGAGCGTTAATACGGAGTCCTTGAGTACCACACGACAGCGTGTTTCTAACGGACTTGAAGGGAAGGATCGTGGAAACTGAACTTCGTAGGGGAGTTCAGACGATCCATGATTGACTTGGACTTGAGACGGCAAATTGAATAATGAGCCGCTCCAGAGTCCAACGTCTTCCATAGAAGTTTCTATGGATCAGATGCTACCTTGAACTTCAACATTGAACTTCAGACATCTGATATCTATTAACGAAACGGTTTAAAGCTTAATGGAGTACCCCTATCGAACGGATGAGCCCGTTCATAGGCAGCAACATCCCAGAAGTCAGTAGCAGATGCCTTATCAGCGTTATAATAAATAAAACGCTTCAAGGCATGATAATCACCAGGAGACACAATTGGGCGTTTTGACATATCTTGAGTGGTTGCAGTAACTGTCTGTTCGACAACTGTTGCTGGCACGCCAACAGCAACATCTCCCGGATAAGGAATTGCTGTAGCAACGGGAACTGGAAGTGGCATACTAGCAATACCAATATCTGGAAGTGGATCATTTGCAGCAACACGTTGCACCGGCGGAGCAACATACTGCGTAGGAGCCAATCGACCGCGTCTAGCACGTTCGCTACCATCGATCGAAAATAAATCACTAAGGCCATACTGTTCCAATGGACCCTGAACTATATTCATAAATTATCACGTAAGACGTAACGGATTGTTAGTACTTGTAGCAGATTGAGCATAAGACATTGCCATATTGCCAAGAGCTTGGCCAATACCAGGAGCAGCCGCCTGCGCGCCTTGAACAAATGCTTGAGCTCCTTGTTGGAGAAGTGATGGATTGCCTTGACCGTCATCAACATAAGATGGAGGAATAGTAGAACCAACACGACCAGTACCAGCCATATCCGCAGGATTAAAGGCAGCGGCTGGAGTACCAGTCGTTACACCTGTCAACAAAGGCAACGCCTCGTAATGACAGATCGTTTCAGCATTCACCATCGTTG